TCAATAACAATCGATACAACATTTTCCTTACCTTTGAACTCATTAGCTGGACTGAATACGGTCATCATGTCGTCCCACGTATCCATGGGCGCGTCGGCAACTTGATCGGGGTCAGCTCCCTGTGGAGCAGGTATTTCGCTCATCATAGAACCTAATGCTTTAGCCTTACCTTTGTTGCTATCATACATTTGCACAACAGATCTTAACACAGCTCCTTGCATAGCGATCTCGGTAAATTTTTCAGCCTGCATGATAAGTGCGTCAATTGGGTCGTTCAATTCTCGACCACTTCCCTTAATTTTATAGACCCCGCGTCCACCTTTGCCAGCTTTTCCGGCTTGAATTTCTCCTTTTAAAAACTGACGGGAAAAAGGAATATAAATGGGGTTAAGTTTAACTATTTTATCGAACTCAGCTTCAGTCATCATTCCCGCATCAACAAGCAGATGCATTTGACGACGGCTCCATTCTGTAACAGCCTTAAGAACCTGATCAAATTCAGGACTGTCGTATTTTGCGACAGTTGCCTTAGCCGCCTCAACACTGATACCCGCTTGAATTCCTCTATCAATAAGATCAAGTGACTTTCTTGCTATCGCATAATCCTTCCAATTCTCTACCGCCTTGTCACCCATCGCTGCAACAGGCGCTAAGGCACTTCTAAGGCTCTCACCGTTTTTTCTTCCCCATAGGTCAATTGTTTGATCTATCGTTGAATACAAAGCACGTCCACCCGCTGAACGGGAGAATAGAGTCAATAGCATATAAGGATCTTTTGACGGTTTCATTTTTTCGATTCCCGCCTTTTGCATTAATCGAAGCATGGGGAGATTCTTATCGCGGTGTTGTGCCTCTGCCGCTGCAATGCGGCCCGCTGTCCAATCTTTTTTAAGAGGTTGTCGGAATGCCCTAACGGTCTGTTCTGGCGATTGCGAACGAAGCCGCATGAATACATCTTCAAGAGCGCGGATCCCTTTTGCTTCCTTCACATTGGCCGGTAAATATTCTGACGTAAACCATTCATGCATACGAGGAGCCTCTAACGTCATATCATCACCGCTGATATAACCGCGAATGAACTCCGCGAAACCTTCGGACCTGTAGCCAATATCTGGTCGTTTGTCTCCATAAAGATCCTTTCCGAGTTTCATTAATTCACTTGAAACACCGATCGGTAAAGCTTCACTCTGTGACCAACTCCCCATCTCTCTATTAAGGTGATGACCGAGCTCATGGATGGCGGTATCTATATCGCGCGCATTCACCAATCGTATTTCTGCTAGCGCATTATTGTACCAACCCCGCGCACTCTTACGGAAAGTAACCGCACCACGCACCGGAAGGGCAGGCCAATGTTTTCTTATCAATCTGATCACGTCAGCCGATTGAGCTAAGTCAGAATCTTTGACATTATCAACATGCGGTTTATCTGTTTTTGCTGGTTGTTCTGTACTCGACAAAGGAAATCCTTCGATATCATCTCCTTTCTTGCTCCGATTATTGATTGCTGGATTGACTTCCTCCGTGTCCGTAGCAAATCCGATATAGTTACCAGCAATCAACCAGTCAGCATACCCCGCCTCTGTCTTTGTGATCTCAAAGGAATTATCACCATTGTTATTCGATACGGAATATTTACCATTATCGACTGACACGACATAACCATCGTTTACCATCTCTTCTATCACGCCGGAACGCATGCCGTAATATATCTTTCCCCCATTACTAGTGCGCTTCGCCTGCTTGCTGAGAGTTGACTTGACCGATCCCCGTGACAACGTATCACCGAACGACTCATCAAGGTACTCGTTCAACCGCTTATCGCGCTCTGTGGTCTTCTCATCCTGAACAGCCTGCTTGGCCCTAACCTCATCAATTTGCTCAAAACTTTTCTCGTCCTCGGCAAAACTTTTCTCGTCCTCGGCAAAACTTTTCTCGTCCTCGGCAATACTGTTATTGAGATCAGATTTATGGACATAAGTCCGATCAGTAGTGCCCTCGGTAGCAATCTCCAACCACCCCGAAGGTCGCCCCTCTGCCGGCCCAACAACGTTACGCTTACCGTCCCTAGATTGCCATTCTTGACTAATTACCTCATCCGCTCTAGCTGACTCGATTGCCCGCCTAACTATCTTTGTATCAGCAGCATTATAGACTCCATTACGAATTTGCTTTTCGAAATCAGCAATAACAGACTCACTTTTCATTGATTCGACAAGCTCCTTTTTGGTAGCCCTTGGATCTAGCTTAGTTCGGTATACTGGAGCTTTTTGACTTATAGATAACGCCTTTGCTCGTTTCAGCAAGCCAGCAATGGCGGTCTTGCTATTGTTTACCTTAAACGATCCATCACCGGGGATATCGAATGTAACCTGCTCATTCTTAAACCCTATTTTTTCATCAAATTCCACTTCATCATCAGATGGAGCCTTTTCCAAGGCATCTTCTAACTGATCGATGATATCACCCTTAATGCGCTTGGCTTCAACATTGTTTGAAGGGCTACGCATCTCCTGTTTAACTTCCTTGATCACCTCGGCGGGAGTGTCGCTTTTTACGACAGGTATCTTAGGCTCAACCTTCTTACCCTTGCTATTAACTTTCGACGACGACGTATCCGCTTTACTATCTGGAACGTTCAAATCATTCGATTTAGGACTAACACCCTTGCGCCCCTTCTTCTTCGCAGGCTTATCAACAGTTGTTTCAACGTCATATCCTTTTGTTGTCAGAAACTGTTTTTCTTCGTCTGTTAGTCCGGCAACATTTTCGATCTTCCCTTTTGATTTAGGAGATTCCTTTTTGACTTCTGATTCAGCACTAAATTTTTCTCTAACGCGATTCAGCGCATTTTCAACTGTTTCGCCGTCATTAAGCCAGAATGTACTTTTAGTTTCATTATCAGAAAAAAGAGGAAGGCTAGCATTTGAATCTCCTGTTTTTTGATAACCATTGAAAATAACTCCAAGCCGCTCGGCTTCTGACTTCAATTCAGATTCTTGCAACGATTTAGTGACTTCAATTTGCGTATCGTCTGTGCGCAACGAATCCTTTTGTGTCTCTTTTTTCGACTGTTTTGATTCAGTATTCGTCAACGATTCAAGCTTGGCCGATAAGTCAGCCTGTTTTGACTCGCTTAAATTCTTATCACCATCCCAAACCTTCAAATGCCTTATGTAGGCATCTTTAACTGTTTTATCGTCATCTAAGCCAAAGTTACCGCCTGTTTCCGGTGACTTTAGTTCGTAAAAACGTTGACCTTCAACCTCATTAAACCCCTGATAATCAATTCCAAGATCCTTAGATTCCGCCTGAATAGATTCAACTTCGGTATCCGATTTTTCCGATTTAGCACCCTCTACATATTTTTCGACAGGATCGGCCTTACTCTTGCGCTCATCTGTAATGGCCGTTTCTTCGGTAACACCGCGCAGAACATTTAAAAGTCTTTGCCTGCTAGCAAAAGGCATTTTTGCAACAGTCTGCATTGCAGCATTACTGGTAATGCCTTCAACATCAGCCACATGTTCGGACAAGAATCTCAGATTTTCAACCCGATTAGGATCAACTTCATCAATGGCACGTTGTGAATCAACCTCAGCCTGCTCTTCTTTTGCCGCCTGCTCCTCCGCTTCCACACTGGCCAACCATTTATTATAGGATTCAGGGTCAGCAATCTGAGATTCCTCCATTACTGCACGGCGTTCCTTTTCTTGATCTCGCTTTCGTTGTCCTCGTCCCAACTTAGATGAAGCACGACGGTCGCGCCGAGCCTCAGCGTTACTCTTTCGTCCTTCTACAAAATTAGGATCAACAGCGTTACCTAGCGGCTGTTCATTATCAGCAAGATCAAGAGCACGATTTTGAAGCTCTACATTCATTGGCTCCTGCTCAAACTTAACACCAGAGTTTTTTATAAGCTCTCCTAAATCAGCGGCAAGACTCTTGCGCTCACTAGAATCCATACGAGGAAGACCAGCTTTATCAAAATCACGACGACTCGGACTATCTATAGCCGACAATACCAAAGCTGAATCAGGATTGCTACGCACCCAAATCTCACGCCCTACGTCTGTCTTCAGCGACTCTCGTTCAATCTCTCGACCAAGATTATCAAATAGCTCTCCCTTGCTCTCAGCGGCCCGAGTAACCGCATTAAGAGACGATTCGTAACTCAGCCCCATATCGGCAGATATCCGTTCTGCCATTTCCTCTCTAGCCCTGATCGATTTTTGTTGAGCAATACCGCTTGCACCACTTTGAAAGCTGACGCCCATAGCAGTATGGATGCCAGTCTGAACGAGAATGTCAGTAGCACGCTCTAAGGTAAGAGGCTCAGACATACCCGCTGAAATTCGATTGTATTCATGCGCAATTTCAGTTAATCCCTCTTCAGGAAGCTCCTGAAGCATGGTAATTCCCATTCGCTTAAATACTTCCTTTGCGCCCGACGTGGCTAATCTTTTTCCTCCCATGACCTTTTCTAGACCACCTATTCCAGCTAATTGGAACGCACCAGCAATACCACCTTCAATAGCTGCCGCCCGACCAACATAACCCCATTTATCTTTACCGGTTAATCCGGCATCAATAGCGTCTGTATAGGACGTGTTCGCTTCGCTAGCAGCAAACCCAGCAATAATACCAGCAGGACCAGCAGGACCTAATGCCGCCGCTTGATACAACGATCTGGATACGCCGCTCACGCCGGTTTCTAGCCAATCAGGAACCGTATTTTCTGTAGCAGCCTGAGCACGGCCTTGCTCCATGATAGATGATTCACGATTGATCTTATCAGAGTCAACACCGGGGATTGCTCGCGAAACCAACGAAGTAATATCACGACGACCAGCATTTATACCAGCCATGATATCACGCAAAACAGGTGCCTGATAGGAATACTCTTCAGCAAACTCGTCAGCTACGCTTTTACGAGTACGTTCGTTATGCATTTGCTTAATCGTATCCTTACGCTTCTGTTCCGGCATCTTGGATACATGATCATAAACTTGCCGAAATGTTGAAGCATCCTTATCGCTCCATCCATCGAAATAGGTTTTTGCTTTTATAAGTCGCTCTGGATCTTCTCCGCGACTAACCATATCAAGAGCTGTTCCATACGAATCACGAGCTACTTCTTTTGATCTAATGCCATCATTTTCCCAATCGAATGTAGGTACTTCTTTTTCGTTAGCCATTACAAACCACCCTCTATCTGATCAATTAAATCACTAAACTCCATTTTCATACGATTAGACGATTCAATGAGCCTATCTCTATCTTTAGTTTTCAAATCAGGATTATCCTGATCACTCTTTGCCTTTACGATTCGACCCATTACACTGAAAACAGCTTTCTCTATAGGAGTATCTAGTAAATTTGCCTCATTCAATAAGTTGACAATATGAGTCTGTGAAAATCGTGGAACTGGCTGGCCAGTTGATCGATCGATGAGAACAGACTCTTGCGGACTCATTTGCCGATCGCCCTGTTCAGCACTGACTGACTGATATCCAACACCGCCTGAAGGAGTATCACCATAACCCCAGTCATTCATAAGTCGCTCTACCTCATTCTTATTAGGCTTGTCGTCGTCACCTGTGCGTGATAACTCAATTGCCATTTTTCGTGCATCAAGCCTATCCTTCTGCGTCACAAAAGACTTATCCTCGCCAACCTTCTTTGTTGTAGCGCGGCCTGTCTTTGGGTCTTGCTCGACCTCATAAAATGATCCACCCTCCGAATAACGTTCACCAACTTTATGCCCGCCAATTTCTGGAACTTCATCCCGGATCCTTTCCCGTGGAGTGATACCCATCTTTTTAGCGTCAGTCTGGCGACGAATGTCTGTCAATTCATCTTCAGTATAGTCGCCGGAAGAAACAGCGTCATTATACGCATTTTCTATTTGATCAAATTCAGCCCGTTGCTTTGCGGTGTAGGATCGTTCAAGTCCGCGCTCACGTAATTGAGCCTCATATTTTGCTAACTCGTTCTGACGATATCCCTCAGCTCCTAAATCAGAGCCGCCGCCGGATGCCTCAAGATATCGATTTCGATCAACAAAATCGTCAAACCCACTTCCTGCCGCATCAAATTTGGTACCGCCGCCGGATGCCCTGTAACGCTCTGAAGGAGTTCCGCCGCCTCCTCTACCGCCACTATTACCGCGAAGCCGAAGCATTTCTACGTCGTGCGCTCTGTTTTTAGAAGACTCAGCCGCTTTATGAATCCTATTCAGTCGCGCATCCTGTGACTGAACGAACGTTCCAAGACCTCTATCAAAAGTTTCTTTTCTGCCTTTACTCTGGCCAGCCCCAAAGGCTGTTTCGATAACGGCTGAAGGATTAGCGTCATTTCTTACTTTAATAGCCATAATTTAAAACTCCTCAACTCTATAAACCCCGCCAAATCCATTAGGAATAATCTGACTAGGATAATTCAGATCCAAACGATCAAACTTACCAGCAAAACTCCCAAGAGTAATAGTAAATGGAGGTAAAAAATAACTACTATACCCCGACCCACCACTGTAAGGTATCTTGAAGACAGCGTAACATACGGACCCTTTATACAACACAAAAGGACTGACTGGATATCCATGAATAAACGTGCCAAGAATGTTATTAACCCCAGTAAAATTATTAAAGCCGATGAAGGTTGTCAGCCAGTCATACCCAACAGTGATATCAAAAGACTCACCATCTAAACCAACTGAATGAAGCCCGTAAACGTCATTTATTCCAGCCATATCAAGAGGACTGCCATTTACACAGTTATAAACAGTACCCTCCGAACTAAAAGACACATTCACCGACTGCCCAACTAGTGCTTGCTCGTCAGGCTTTGATGAATAAATTAAATTATCAGGATCTAATATATACTGCCAAGAAAGGTACAATCTAACATAACCCCCCGGTCCGGGAGCTGATAAGTTTCTATAAAACAGCTTTGAAACAATATACCGACCAAGAGAACTACTTCCACGAACCCCTTGAGGACTCCGAAAGAACACACCGCTAGATGATCTCGATGGTGTCGTCATCAGGCATCTCCATCCACGGCCCATGCACGGCCAGCCGTATTAAGATCGTTCCAATATACGCCGGTTATGCCAGTTTCACAATAAGCCGCAATAATAAGCTCTCCAGCAGTGTAATCAGGTGTGATTTTCTGCGCCTCTTCATCCACGCCGGTACCAACTGTTCTTGTTGATATATACCCACGAAGCATATAGGGCTTTGCTATCTGAATAGTCCTTCCAGCATCATTGGAGCAGTAGATAACATCAGATGCTTCTGAAATGAAAACGAATGCATTCACAGAAGCTCCTGATTCATTTTCAACGGCGTCAACTGGATTACTACCAGCCAATCCTATTTCTTTTCCTGTAGATGGATTGGGAATTGTTGGATAGACAACAGGTCTCTTACGAGTTAAAGGAACCTTAGTGTATTTGCCATCCCCTATGCTCATACAGGAATTCCAGATTGAGAAGCTGCACCAGTGCCAAGATTATGAACCATATTTGCAATTGATCCTAAATCTGGATATCCGTCCTCTCGGCGTTCCATGAATGATAGCATTTGAGTAAGAACCTTATCGCGGGCATCCATACGAACAAGCTCACCGTCGTTCAGTATAGCCCGGACCCGATCACGAGCCTCAACGAATTTACCAATCATATCAGCTTTTTCGGTGTGAAGATCTGCATAAATTTTAAGTCGCCTATCATCAATGCGATCCGCTAAGTCACGAAGAGCAATGAGGCGATCCCGCTCATACCGAGCCGTCATTGTTCCGAGCGTACTTGAATTGTACAGTCCTCGTGATATCAAACTTGATTGCTGAACACTCTTGAGTGAGTCATATTTTTCATTAACAGCAACCACCTCATTGGCTGCATAATCATCGTCGATAAAAGAGAGAACATTCGCCGAATATGAATCGTATTCTGTTTCAATTGCCAAAATAGCAGTATCAACATATAGACCCTGTGCAGTATCGCGAGCCTCGCCTAAGTTTAAGATAGTTTGATCATACGTAACCATTACAGCAAACAAATCGATCAGTTCATCATATCTGGAGTCATTAAGTTCGCGCCCCTCATTATAAGCATTTGTGAATGAAGGAATTAATGAGTCAAGAGCCTTACGAGGATTAAGGATATTGCGAGTTAGTTTAAATTCCTGATAATAAACATTAACGTCCCCTTGATACACAACATAATTTCTTTGACTGACAATTACCCACCCTTGAGCGATCATCCATAAAATTTCACCGGTCGTATTTCCACCGGTTGAATCTACAATAATAGTCAGTATTGTTTCTTCCTGATCGTACCAACCAGCAGAATTCATTATTGCTTCTGGAGTTGGATCGGTATCAGTAATGTATAATATTGGGTCAATTGTTTGCATTATGTTTCATACCCCCACTCTTCAAGCTCTTCATATCGTCCGTACTGAATTTGAACACCGAGAAGCCGAACATCATCGGCCAAAGCTGAACCGGCTCCAGCATAATCATAGTCGCGAGTAATCTTCATATGAATCAAAGCACCATTAGCATCGGGTTCATTATCAGGCCATAAATCATTGCCAAGAAATTCGCTTGCTTCTGCAATATGCAACTGATTTGCGGCAAGTAATTGGTCATCAACATCAACATTACTTCCTGAGATATCAGCGTCAAGCGCGTCACCGTCCTCAAACGTGCTCAGACCAACGATGAATCGTACATAATCAGCAGCAGTTCCCCCGTCAGCCGTCCAGTATAATCTTACATTTATATAATCAGCGTAGTCCCATTCTTCCGACAGATTAAAGCAGAGTTCCGCAGAAGAATCAGCGATGTTACCAAACTGGATATATTTTCTTGTCAGCTTATTAGTTGCCGTTTCATCAGTTCCGGTTGTCGCTCCAGTAGTAGCACTTGGAGTGATATTTTCAGCACCGAACCATTCTGTGTTGTAGTATCGATAACTATTAGCCGCGTCCACTGCCGAGTCGTTTAAAATATCGACGCTGTATCCCTTCATCAACTGAGTGGAGTCATCAAATCCAAGCAGAACATCATCTGATTGAGCATAGCTCTCGGAACTAGAAGTATAAAATTCCAAGGTACCAACTACAAGAGACTCAAGAAAACTTTCATATAATTCACTTGGAAGAATACGCAAAGGAACCGCCGGCGTTCCCGATCTTACTATAACCAGTCCATCGGTCGCATCAACAGGAGATGCTAAAGCCGTAGCTGCAAGATACTTTTCGTTTATGTAGGCATATAAACCAGTCAGCACTGTTTTGTATGGATTACCTGTTAATGCAGCAGCAACTTCAACGATCAATGAATCGGTATCAAGTAAAGGACTAGCAACATCGGTCAAATCATCGAAATCAATACCAGCCGTTACAGCATCAATGGCCGTGCGAACAGCCTTTGATGTAGGAACCGCCGAATCAGATCCAACCGAATCGACAACAGTAGCAACACCAAGACCCGTCTTTAATTTCAACTGAGTTGAATCCCATTGAGGGATATAATCCTCGATTGATGTTGATGGAGGAATAACTCCAGTGCCCAAGGCGAATAGAGTAGCCAATTCAGCGAGCGTCACTTTCTTTTCAACACCGCCCTGAATGACGTAAAGGATATCAGTAGATGCTGAAACAGTGACAGCAGCCAGCCCGGTAACATACGCCTTCAGGCTAGTATAGATCGCAGCAACTAAGTCGGAAAAAGCGACACTCTTGCTCACGCTAGACTGGCTGATCAATAACTCGTCGGCGTTCGTGATTGCTCCAGCAGCATCAAGAGTCGAAATATCAAGAACATCTCCTTTGAGCGCGGTCAACATATACGCCACCAAATTTGTAACTGTGATGATCTTTTCGGTTGCACCATTTTTCAACGAAACAATATCTGTACCGGCTAAGGTGGTTGCAGCAGATTTTCCCCAAATCGTATCGAGTGCCAACTGAATGACCAAATCGATATCGACCGGTTTCAGTTCACCACCCTGCATAATAAATACAGAGTCCGCGCCAGTGGTTGAAACAGCTGCCGTAATTGCCTCAATTTCATCCACCGTGAATGTTTTGATATCACTAACCAATAAAGACCTCGGAAGGCCAGCAGCGGACACTGGGAGGATTTCAACCCCTGTAGCTGGACTAGTTGGTGTTGCTTCTGAAATTTTCATCGTATCCTTCCCAATTTTCGAGCTTTAATAGCAATTGCTTCAAACGACCATGCTGCCGTAGATGATAGCGTTATAACACACCACGCTCCACGAGTTCGTGGCCTTGACACTTTATTTCTCAACTCGGACCATACGCCAAAATTAACGTAGGTACCGGAAACTGCCCTATCCGTTACTTCTTCAGCAGTATTTCCCATCGAAATCGACCATGTAACCGAACCAGAATTAGCAGCCAACATTCCATGAATCTCAGTAAAGATAGCATCCTGCATATCATTTGAAGATAAAGCGAATGGACCTAAAAGAACGCTACTCGCAATAGCAGAAGCACTATCGTCGGTTGTCGAATCTGAATTGAAGTTTCTCCAAACATCATCCCGACATCTAAATACAAGGCTTCGTTCGCTATTATCAAGCCGTGCTGCAACTTCTGGCTGATGATTATCTGTAGCGAACACAACCGGCCAAAGTGCTTTTCTTGATAGATCCAACCAGTAATGACTACCGGCACCGCTTGTTGTTGGAGTGATGAAGAGATGATATCCAAAATCACGAGAATCATAGGCCATGGATATATGATTCGTCACCACAGATACACCACGCAATTCTTCCGGAACGCGCTCCGTACTGAATCTACTTGGCCGACCACCAACGGGTCCCACATAGACACCATTATCACTTAGAAAAGAAATCTGTCCGTCATTGATCGCCCATCCATAAGGTGAAATGATTCCGACATAATCACTTATTTGTTCCATTTTTCCGTCAGCCGGATCGCCATGAAGGGCAAAAATAGAATTCTTCGTCGCTATCAAAAGTATTCCGTCCAAATAAGGAACAAGAGCCGTGATATCATTCCCGATATCACCAGCAAGAGAAATTGAACCCATAACAGAACGGCCAATATCACTAGATTCAGCTCCGTAATCCCAATCAGTATAATCGCCAACCCGCGATGCATACCAAAGATTATCGACCACAATAAATAATCGTCCTCGATAAATACAACTCAGTGTATGGCCTGCGGGAACGTCACCTTTGACTACGGTAACTGTTACCGTTTGCGAAGGATCAACGATATTCACCCCACCGGGAGCAGTAATAACACTCTGAGCTAAAGCATATTCAATCTCTGAACCATCTTCCCATTCAAGAACAACACCATCCGACCATTGCCATGACTCTTCAGTCACCGTAGCAACGGAACCTACCGTAACGAACCCCGGACGGCTACCACCGCGCACTCGATCCTCTAGAGGACCAACACCGCGCATGTTAGATGCACCCGGCGTCGCATAAGGCCGTTCCTGTTTGCGGTACGAAGCACGACGTGCCACGCCCGCTAACGGGAAAGATAATGTCTTAGAGACAGCTTGGCTCATTATGCACCAACGTCTATAGCATTGAAGTCACATGATGTTACGGATCCTTCATTCACATAAAGTGAAGTTGCGTTTCCTCCGTCCGTATGCTGAAACAGACACCCGGTTTGATACCCGGTCGCTCCATCAGTAGGAACAGTAATACCGGAAGCCTGTAAATAACCCGGACTGGTAACTGACGGCGGTTTAATTCTTAATAGACTTGCGACTCTTTTTAACATTTTATTCTCCTACCATGTTATTGTTTTATACGTAACATCGCCACTTCGACGACGCTCTTGAACACCTTGTCCACCATTCATATGACCGAAGAACCGTGTTCCTTGACGACGATCAAGCATTACACTTGCAGCCAACAAACGCGAGAACTGATCCCAATGAATGCCCTTTTCATCATTTGCTCGCTGTTCAGCAATCGCCAAACAACTTTCAAGAATAGCCTCAGAATGCCGCATCCCGCCCAACGGGTAGGCCAGCGAAGAAGTTAGCTTCCCGTTATATGCTTCATACTGATACGATAAATTATATACGATATCAGGAGTCGGATAGAATGTAACTTCCATTCGCTGCCCGGTTGTTCCATCTGATTCCTTGAATGCGATCGAAGCATATTGAGGCCGCGCTGCAAGATCGTCACGAGCGATAAGAGAAAGCATTTGACCTTCGTTCACAACTTGAACGCAAACAGCCAAACCATTATCTGTATAATGCAAATCTCCGACTAGACGACCAAAGTCATCATCAAGATCATAAGAGGCTGTATCAGCAACGGTATCAAGCGTTGATTGTGGTCTTAAGAAAGACCACTGATAGCCAACTTCAACACCATCAACGGCAGGGGGAAAATAGAACTGGCGAACACCTGCTTGAACATAACGATCAACCTCCGCTAATGCTTCAGCAGACCAAGCCGCCTTTGTCGCTCCATATCCAAGGAAATCACCTATCTCTATCAGCAACTCCTCATAACCGATTGAAAGTGTTGATTCAGCCATAGCTTACTCCGCGTTTTCTTCTTTTTCTTCATAATTAGTCACCCAAGGCTTTTCAGGTGGAGTCTCAGGTTTTTTATTAACCTTACTATCGGCCTTTTTACCTACGGCTGTACGTGATTTTTTACCATAACCTTTATTCATTTCGTAGAGAGCCGCAATCGTTGCGTATCCCTCGGCAGATAACCGACCCGGTGCGATTCGGTCTTTGTTCATTTTGAATTTTTGATAAACCTCGACAAGTTCATTATCTGGTTCATCTGGGTATCCCATTGCAGCAAACATGCTTTTCGTTGCTTCATCCATAACTATGTTCCTCCTGTGTACTAGTTTTGAAAAACACGAGGCCGAAGCCCCGTGTATGAATTAATAACCGAACTAATTACGATTCAGTTGCATTCGTGCAAGTCGTGCGCCATACGCCCAACCATTCGAAAAATGCAAAATCACCGGGAGCGTCCAGGTCCTCGATCTCAGCAGAAGCAGTACCGGCCATGAGATAGCCAGCAAGACCATCAATAACGAAGTCATGAGTCGTAAGCGTTCCAAGACACCAGAACCCTTTCTTCTCGCCGATTTTCGTTCCTGCTACCAAATCATGTTCGGCGTCAGCTGCCAACGTGACAGTTCCGCAAACATAAGAGATTCCTCCAGCCATAACGCCTATAAGAGCGTCAGTACCAGCAGTCGGAACATTAATGAACTGAACTCCACCAGATTCATCCCCGGTCAGCAAATCAGCCTGACAAACAGGATTTCCTGTGTATGCATAACCAGTAACACCAACAGCCGCCGTAAGCGTTCCATCAGCCGCCGAAGCAGTAAGAACGAGAACAGTTGAGCTCGTGATGGAGCTGATTATGTATTTACCGGCAATCAACCGCTTAACACCTGCCAGCAAATCACGATCACTTTGCAGGATTACGACTGTATCACCAGCAGCCAGCCCGGTAGTTGAAGCAACTGTAAGAGTAACCCCATCAGTAGCCATCGACCACGTTGCCCCTGCCATATCAGACTCAATAACACCGGTAACTGTTTGACGAGGAACAATAGAACCTCGACCAAGGAACCCATTTTTCACAAACCGACCTGCGGAAGTTCCGCCGCCAGCGGTGAAGGTAAGAATACCAACATCAATCACGGTATCAGTTCCGAGAGCAACCATAACGCCCTTGGATCCGGGAACATTGATTTCGATATACTGTCCACCTGTTTTTGCCTCATAATTACGAGCAGCAACACCAGCAAAGGCATTGTTGTTTGAAGTAGTCGGAACTTCAACACGTTGGCAACGACGACCATTAACCGCGGTAGCCGTACCATAATCAGTGTTATAACACACTGCCTCGCCTTCTTTGATGCTTGTGGCTCCTTCGAACCAGACCCATTCAATGATTGCGTTTGAACCCTTTTGATGAGAATTAGAACTATGATCCATTTTACTTTCTCCTTTAGAGATTTAAACTAAGACCGGCTATTACACCGGCCAACGATTTTACTTGCTGATTACTGTCTGACGGCGAGGATCAGTACAAACCATATTCAGGGAAGCATCCAGATCAACTCGACGAACGAGATGTTTACCCGGAATCATATAAGGTTTGGAGAGATTGTTTTCCCATCCACTCAGAACACCAACGGCCAACCATTTCCAGTCCAGCATATAGATTGGATCCGTGCTATCATCATCAAGCTTCGGAGCATACGTAATCGGAGTAGATTTAAACACCGTTCGTCCATCCTTGGACGCAATGTCATTACCAAGATTCATGTTTTGGGATTCCAGAATTTCTTCCAGGAGACCAATAACAGTATCATTGGTGTAGATACCATTTGCCATTCCGCCCAAATCAGGCGTTGCATGGGAAACAGGAGAGCGGAACATCGACTTACGATGAGCCCGGCGCATCTTGCGAATCAGATCCTCTTTCGAGATATCCGTATACTGTGCCGTATAATTGGCAAAGCGAGGGTAATCACCAGAACTGATTCCGGCACGACCTTCGGTGAATCCAGAAGGGTTGACCCCGTAGAATCCTTCCGTTGCGGACTTTGTAACCCAATACGCAATACCGTATGGAGTTTTCTTATCGCCGGAATCGACAGGCTTGCTCCAAAGCAACTCTTCGAGCAGCTCATAGAAAGAGACCATCATTCCAGTATATCGAGTTTTTACCAAATCAACGATCTGAGTTCCGCCCTGTTGGAAGGCTGGTTCGCGCTGATCATAGATGTAATGTGCATTCACATGCCGAACATCCGTTTTACCAGTGACCATCGTGTCACCGACACTTGATCCATCATTTTCAAACAGACCAACTGTACGGGCTGAATGGTTGTGGTCCATTTGGTACTGAGTGTCCCAAGTTTCTCCACCTGCAAATTTCTTTTTGCGGTTTTTCCACATTTCACGAACAGCAACATGATCCTGAAGATCTGTTTGCATATCTACGAAAGCACCACGTTTGACCAATTTTTCTTGGGTCAAAAGTACTGCATCATCAATATCACTAAATGCTAGTCCCATAACGTTATTCCTTCCTTCTTAATCGAAGTATTTTTTATCGAGCATCTCGGACACATCCTCAAATGCATCATTTTTTGATTTCTGATTTTGACCCGTTGGCCGAGAAACATGCTGACTGACCCGTTTTCCTAGTTTGGCCGACTTGTCATCATTGCGAACTTTCGCAGCAACATCACCAAGAACCAATTTAGAAGCCTCATTAAAGATTTCATCACGACTTTTATCAGAACCAATACCCTTGTATCCAGCCGTCAAAACATCGAATTTAACCTTCAATTCATCACGTTTTCCTGCTTGCGGCGATCCAGCTTTAATACTCGCACTGTTACCAACCGATTCAACGAAACCTTCACCGAGAGAATCTATCTGGTTATCAAACCAAGACAAATCACTACCGCCTTTAATTCCATTAATCAATTCGTTCTGAGCGCGAATGATATCCTTCATTGCCTTGAAACCGGATACGATTTCAGCATCGTATTCATCAGGGTCCAAATCGGGAATACCATCAAGGAGGTCGTTGCCTTCCTTGGAAATTTTTGCTGCACCTTCGTCATCATCACCATTGCTATCATCACTACTTTTTTCAAGCATGTTACACATTCGTTCAAGGGCATCCGCACTCTTGAACTCACGAGCATCTGTAATAGACATGCCTGCCTTTACTGCACGCTCAATATGACTATCATCGATAGCAGGCTTTTTGCTGTCATCTTTCTCAGCATCAACCACATGATCTTCATCGCCTTCTGTCAGGGACTTATCACCTTCTTCATCAGTCGGGAGGACTTTCTCAACTGGAAATTCTTTTTCTTCTGTTTCGATAACCGGCTTTTCTTTATCCTTAATAACAACTTCAACGCCAGCATCAATCTCTGCAACGAGAGCCGCATCCACATTTACTTCTTCAACTACCTCAACCTCTTCTTTTTTGTCAGCCATAATATCTCCTGTGGTTTAATAAAATGAATTCTTATCGAATAAGCCACGCGCATTAAGTGCTCGGCGTCGATGAGCGGAACTGGTGTAGACCGGATTCCCGTCGGCAGTAACATGCGTAGGAATTCCACTGTCGGCCAAATGTTTACTTAACTCCCTGCCCTGTTCAGCATTAACACCGGAAGCAATGCATTCCAACGGCCATCCAGCTTTGCCGGAAACACAGGACATATCATCTTGAAAGCTTCTTACGGCAGTTACACCTGAAACGACAATTGTTTTTGGAGCCGTACCGATAGGAAAAATCTTTTCGTGAAGTTTTCCTTCAGTAGATCTGTAGCTATAGATTGGCATTATTTGGCCCCTAGTATTGCGCCCTCGTCGGGCTGTACCTTACCGCCCATCAATAAGCGGCTCATAACATCGTCTTTACCTGATCTTGTCGCTCCCGACCGTCCTACGCGCTCGTAAGTCCTAGTCGTGTTGCTAGGCATCTTAATTGGATCAGGATTACCCAGATGGGCATCGCCGGTTTGCTGATCACCGTCAAATTTCATGATATCGTTCAATTCAGGAATATTCCCAAGCTTACTGATAATTGAAATAAGCGCCTTCATATCCAATGATCCGCCCTGCTCTTGGATCATAGGTAATACCGGATAGACATATCGCTCAAGAGCCATGCCAATCTTCTGCATTTTAAGCGATGGTGAGTCGTCTTGCATCGAATAGATATCGATATCAAAATTATAATCGAGAAAATCACCGTCACGAGTCTCTTCGGACCATTTGCTTGTTACCGTGATATCAACGCCGGGAACCTTCTTCTGAATAGTTCGTTCGCGAACAGGATCCGTCCACTCATACCAAGCAATAGATTTGAATATTCCTCGAACGAAATTAATCGTTTCATCTCGCATGTAAGCTACCCGTGCGCCGGAAGCATCGGAAAGTAACTTATCCTGTCCCACTGTATCAGAAGAAGCCGACAAGCCCCCAAGACTATCGAGATTTCCACCGAAGTAATTAAACAAATCACGAATCTGAAGATAGAAGGCTAGTGTCGGAGCATCGATACCGCCTACTGTGATCTGTTCAGGTTTGCCACCGGTGTACTTTATTCCCTCACCGTCTTTGGCCGCTTTTAGTGCTCTAGCATCTTCATCATTGCCGCCACCAAAAGCCGCCACCGTTTTTTTGCTATCTGCTTGTCGGCCAAGTTTTCTAAATAAAGAGTTTCCCAGCTCATGCAAATCGCGCCACAACGCCACAGGAGGAAGCGGTAGCAAGTTGCCGGGAACCTCAGAAAATCCGAGCATATGATAAGGACCACCGTCCGGGCCGTCCCAATCTATCACGCGATAAACGCGATTTGTCTTTACCCCGTAGGTAATGAGTTTATTGGAAGCATTCAACCAGACATCGCGCAGCCAAACCTTCTCTTTGTACAAATCCGCACCTTCATCACTGCTTATCGATTCGGCACGTTCGCCCCCATCAGAGCCCGTTACCGTGAATTGGTCAGACTCCACTTTATCTTCCTGTTCGCCGAATGTCTTATTGAAATCGTCCATCGATAACCAATAGTCATTCCCCTCAAATTGCATGGTATTACGGCTCTTGGCCGACATATCACAAAAGTAATCATCCATTGCAATGATATCAGCATAAGCTTCACCATATTGATGACCCAGAACAACTTCACCCGAAGCGGCTAATCCAACTTTAACCACAGCAAAAGAGAATAAAGCCTCAACGACAGCGCGGCGTAACGTCGAATTAAGACCAATCTCATCAGGAACTTGATTCAAAGCAATCTCCATGCTTTTAGCTTGTGGCTTCAATTCAGTTACAGCAGTCGTGATTATCACTTTTGGAGATCGTGCTATCAATTGCCGCGTGTAAATCGTTACAGCCAACTCAAGAAAATTTGTTGGAACTCTAAATTCTGAACCGCCATCTGAGTAATGAAGACCGACATATTCCTTGATAGCCTCGACACGCTTTTTACGTGGAGTTCCAAGTTGAAGAATAGACCAATCAACGGCTTTTGTTAGTTGTCCAAATTCTATTCCGCCAAAATTCATGTTTTAAGAGTCCATTCGTTTATTGAAGTACTTAACTACGCAATACGCAATTCCTATAACAATTGCAACACCGCATCCAATAGAAAACCAAAATTGTATCTGTTTATAAACAATACCAACACCAACAAGAGCCGCCGAAGATCCAGAAACAAGGAATGCAGAAGAATTACTTATGATCTCATTTGGAAGTGCTAGCATTAATATTCCAAGCAATATCCCCAATGATCCAAGGATAATTAGTAATCTTTGATTTTTTCCAGACTGAGCTACATTTTGAATTATAGATTCATCCTGAGCCCCTGAAAGATTCATGATAATTCCATTCGTATAAATAGACTTATTAGATCCTTCAACGGCGTACTTCGGGGCGTACTGGGATGTTTTGACAGTCTCAATTACACCAGATGGATAAGCCCTTGTAGTCTCCGATTTATTACTGGCCATATAGCAACCTGCCAGAGTAAACAGCAGAGGAAATATCATAATTAAAATATATGCAAAAAAGTTTTTCAATGGTTGTCCTCACTCGATAAATCTGGGTACTTTGTCTGAATAGCCTTGGTATCTGGAAAATCCGAGTATTTCAATTCTGGATGAAATCGAGATAAAGCCTGAAATAATATGTATTGACCATCGGCTTCCATTTCAGCAGACCACCTATCACGCATTTTATATTTTGAAATTCTATTTTTAACTTCCTGTTCAAAAACCATTTGCTCAATAGCGTCTGACAGTCGTTCAAACTGAGTGGTGAATATACCAATCAAATTCTTATTCGCCGAAACCAAAGCATCCTGACGAATCTGAACTTTCTCAATATTATCAATCTTTTTAAATGACCAACCACAAAACGTAAGAGCAGCACAGGTGAGCAGATTCAATACGTGTTGTATAATTTGTTGTTTGGTCATTGATCTCCTTTTATATACTCTTCTCTTTCGTTAAACGTCAAAAACTCAACGTTTTCTGTGGATTCTTCCGTCACTATAATTACTCCACATATTCATGTATGCCAAAACGAAGCATATATTGCCCAGCCCCTACTGTTGGACCGTCTATACCAGCAGTCCAACTCTCGACCCATACCTTATCCGTTCCAATTAGCAATCTCTCCATCAAAATGCTGACAGGATCGGCCTTTCCATTATTTAGAGGAACAGATTCGGAAACAGTGAAATCACCAGCCGTAATAGCATCGGCTTGAGTTCCAGTTCCCCAAGAAAACCGGAACCGCACAAGCTTTTTGTCTGATTCAGTGTCAGTGATTTCCATCCGATGCATGTCGAAATTAGTTCTTCCCGCAGTTTGTGCAGTATAACCAGTACCGATAATACATAATGGAGTTCCGTAGGCCGGGGTATGCAATACTCCGTCGCCTCCATCTACGGTACCATTGCCTGATTGTATATCGAAAGGTTCTAGCCCGTCAAAGTCCATACAATCAATCTCGGCATTGCGGGTAACAGGTTCACCGAACCACCGCTCTTTATTATGCAGATGCTTTTCGACCTCAATAATCTCAGCCTTGACGATAGCTAAATCGGCTTCCATGGACAGTATTTTACCTGCCAATGAAGTTGATGTGGTAGGTGCCGTAGTGTCTAGATCTGTCTTAACTATTGCCGCGACTGCCGCATCTATTTCTGCTTGTGATAGCGTTGCTGCCATAATTCAATCTCCTAGGTTGTTACTTCAAAAATTCCACCTGTCGTAAAAACTGGACCGTCAGTAGATGCCCACATGCCTTCTAGCGAAAAGTATGGATTTGCTGAACCAGCTCCACATGTGTCAGTGTACTTCTCAGACCAACGTTTATCTTTACTATAATTAGATTGAGTCCAGACATAACCACGTAATCTCTGCGTAAACTCGCGAAGAATACAATTGCCTTGCGTTCCGATTGGATCAACGATCCACTGTAAGACTAGACCCTCAACAAAGTTTAATCTGGCAATGAAATCAGCGTAGCTCATTGCATTCAAGACGGCAGCTCCATCGCCCCAGAAGGTCTGTCCTGCTCCTAGGATCGTATAGTCTGCATCCGTCTCTACGAGCGATGCGGAACACCCGTTGTGAAGTCCGTATCCAAGGATGTTCGTTCCTGCTACTCCTAGTAACCCATAGTCAGAATCAACATAGCCCCCTGTTGCATCAGTTGTCCGCTTTGCCCAAAATGCATCCAGTCCACCGGCTCCTGTAACAATTGCATATCCATCAACGGTTGATACAGCCTTACCGACTTGATCGGTGAAATCAGCTACTTCGATACCAGCCAATAATAGTTTCTCGACGGTCCCGGCCGAGAAGGTTATCTCCCCAGTTCCGGCTGTTGCTACTGCTGTCCCTGTCACCGTATAGACGTCAGACCCAACAATTCCAGCTTTGGTCAACTTGTCCGTAGCACCATCAAATGTTGCAATGCTCAAAGTTTTTTCGAGGAGTGCCGGAACCTCCCGTGTTCCATCCAGCGTAAATCCTGACTCAAGCGCATGACTCGCTATCAGACCACTATTATCTGTTGTCCATGTTGCTCCGACTATCGTGCCATCATTACCGTTGCCGGATACGTCGCCAGCTATTGCACCGCTACCATCTTGCAGGGGGAGGTTGAAACAGCCAACTATTGATGCCGTAGAGATCACCCCTTGCATCTTAAGGCCAGGACTTAGCGCGTTATTTCCGATCACAAATGCATCTGTAATTGTCGGATAGCCGTCAATGGTTCCGATCGCAGAGCCGAGATCACCGTCGACATAAACTCTAATTGTAGCGCCGTCAAAGGTCCCTCTGATCTGGTACCATGTATTAGACAGGATCGTTCCGTTGTAAACAGCGGCCCTATTAATCGTACCATCACCAACGAGAAATCGAACCTCATTAGAGGAATGTCTATGGAGCAGTATTTGATTATTTGAATCGTCGGCCGCCCCAATTATCGACATATAAGATGTGGTATCGTCAAACATACACCAAACAGATATATCAATATTGCCACCCGCGTAGTTTGCTGGAGTATTAACATAATTGGATCCGTCAAAATATAAAACAGGAACATTAACCGCAGCGAGGGTATCAACCTGCTGTGGAGCTACGTTATCTAGGAACTCGGTGCCGTTATATAGGTATGGCCACTGGATTATTGTATCTTGATCAGCTGGAAATAGCGGACCATAGGCATGAATTATTATATTTCCATGCTCATTAGGATCAGTAAATCCTTCACGCTTAAAAGACTCCGATGTATGGAGTTTTAGCATGTGTGAATTCCGCCGGTAGCCGTCTCACCTGTATCGCACAAAAGATAGACTTTGCCGCGAGAACGCACTCCGAAGAGGGATAACACCGGGGTATCAGAACCAAGACGGATTCCACTACCAACGACAGGTAGTTCATTAATCCCCACATAAACGTTGTCGCCTGCATAATATTGAAGTGTGACTTCGGCTCTATATTCATCAGCCTCTACCACGGTTAGTAACGCATCACTTGCAGAAAAGTTATCATTAGCCATTTTACTCACCATCCTTCTTTCAAGGTGTCGCTGTTTTTGCTATCATTGTCCAGCTCTTTATGTCTCATTCTCCACGCTAAACAATTTTCGGGGATTTCCTGTTCCTTCTCAGTAGGCAATCCTACGTTGTAATCGGACACCCCAAGGCAGGCCAATGCGTCAGCAACAACCTCATCACCATGTGCGGTCCTTGCGCCTGACGGATCTTGTGAACTTGCTGCCGCGCTATGGACAATGCTGCCATCTGTTTTACGAATAAATTGAAGACATTCCGAGAGTCCACTTTTCGACCTATTTATGTATTTGAGATTCGAAAGCGAATCTCGGTAGTCTTCAAAAAGGGCGGTTCTGGCTACGCTATTGAGAAAGACACCGGGTTCCTCGGTAATCTGTCTGGTAACCTTTTTCTCATTTCTGCGATAGTAGATGTTTCCATAGCCATGCTTGACTACGGTTTTCTTAAAGTTCTCGCCGGTCGGCCCGGAACCATCCCAAATCAAAAAGCCCTTATTGAAGAAGTGCCCGATAGCCATGGTTGTTCGAGCAAATTCATTTGGTCGGGTATTTGGACATTTCCAAAGACCAATCTTTTCCCCGCTATCCCGGTCCGTGATACAGGTGACAGAGTTGGAAGCACCGGTTCCAGCCGATACGTCTGAACCCAGAACAAACTTGCGATCGTTCGGTATCTGACCGTCTTTATCCAGAGGGATCCATAACGTCAACTTTCCTTTAGGGTCTTCAACAAATCGTTTAGGTGTGCATGTTTCAGCGTCGTATTCAATATCACCAATAAGAAGCGGTGGCCGACAATATTTGGCCTGAATCTTAATGATAAACTCAGAATCGAAAAATTGATAGTCGCTCCCAAGGAAGTCAATATCAAGCTCTTGTGCGATTTCCATCTCAGAAACACAGCGAGCACATTCATTGTCGTACCATGGCGATCTCAATTTACCATCCTTCACGAAGGGGTAATCATCCGGGAAGCGGACTCGGCGCGGTTCCTTTTCACCCTTCTCTGAAGCATCAACGATTTCATTGAAATCATCATGAAGCTTTATTTCACCGTCAACGTACTGATACATCCCGAAGTTTTTTTCAGGGTGCGTTGACCAGTGAAGACGAATAACGCGAGCGGACGTGTTATGCACCACTTCATAAAAGCCGTTATTTGCCCCTTGCGGCGTCGAGTTGAAGCCACGGCACTTCGTAGTGTCACGGGTAGCTCTTAAGATCCTGAATCCGTCATTCAGCTCGAAGGCTGCATGCTCATCGATAAACATGGCGGTACGCCGGTCGCCTCGGCCTGCATCGCCGGTGGTTGATTCCCCATCAATCACGCTTCTGTTATCGGCGTTGCCCATGTGAAGGAGCTTGCGCTCAGGATCTTTATGCCCCAACCATCGGCCAGTAGGTAATAGCCAGCGGGGTTGATACTCGTGCAAAAAATCGATCTTCCAGAAGAGCGATTTTGGATTTCCTTTTTTGTCCACATAATCTTCATTGCGTGATATCAGCAAAAAACTCAAATCATCCCGGAAGTGCCAGAACCATTCAAAGACTGTAAGGCCCATCCATGAGGCACCCATATCTCGAGATTTCGGCATGCTGTAATCGCGGCCATTTTCGATGCAATCCGCAATCAAAAGCATCGCGTCATCTTGAAATGCTTCATAGGTGATGAACGGGGTGACGGCTACGGATGAACGTGGATCATAGGTATAACAAAACGTGTTGATATAAAACAACATATCTTCTTGGCACATCGTTTTGAACTGTGCCGCAGCATTTTTGTCGGTCATAGCCATTTGCAGCATCTCACGACGAAATTTCAAATTCTCAGCAATCCCTTTTGGAACCATGGAATAATGAGGGCAAATTGCTTTTGCAAGATTTCTTTGGGCTGTTATGTGCATTTTTAGTTACAACATTCCTTTTCTTCCTCATGTTTAATCAAAGCATTAAGATACCCAGAAGCTATAGTTAAATCTTCAAGACTCATTTTATCGGCCAACCTAATAATAATATATATAGGATCAAAACGAATCTTAATATTATATCTTAACCTCTTTAATATCTGCCTAATTATCAATTCTCCGACTCCTTCTCTATTTTGCGTCGAATGCTCTGAATCTTCTCAATCATCGCCACTTGCAAAGTGCCGTCTGGTTCTTCATCATCGTCATCATTTAATTGAGTCTTTGTTGGTATCAATTTCGACCATAAACTTTTCCAGAAATCAACTTTGAAGCTTGGATTACTGCGGCACGTTTCCAACAGGTTCCACGCTGTCGGGTCCGGACAGTCGGCCATAGATGGTCGAATCTCCATATTCCGGGCTACCCATTTAAGTATCTCTGAATGACTCGCTGTCTTACCCAGAAGAACGTCCCACTCTGTCACCTTTTTTCCACTTAACTTTAATTGCTTTTTGAATCGATCATAGGCAACACTTTCGGCCTCTATGATGCTCAGTCCTTCCGCTTGCTTCAAATCAACGAACGCCAAGAAGTCCTCGTAATAACCGGCCACTTTTAATTCTGCGATTCTGTTTTTCGTTATTCCTGTCATAGGAACATAGATGCACATTCTAGGCTTTAATGCAAACCACTTCCTTTATATTTCATATATATATATTATTTGGAAGCCACTTTTATTCGATGCTCATAGAGGCATTCTTTGGGGTGCTAGAGGGCTAAGGCTGTTTAATCGGTAAACTATCGGGGTTTATGTGCTCAAGGGGTTAGAGTGGCCTGTTCCGTCGGTCTGGTGGGGAGGTGCTGGGGTTGTTGTGTTTTTTGGTGTGCGGTAGGGGCGGGGCAGCTTAGTACTAAATGCAGGTGAAGGGTGGGGGGTGCGGTTGAGATCCTGACGTTTTTTCAAGTACCTTTAATTTAGCTTTTATGTAAGTCGTTGCAAATCAACAACTTATGATAGCAAAAAATAATTTACCATGGGCACCCTTGGTAAAAAATATGAATAAAAAATCAAAAAAAACCCATGAAACTGGGGTTGAAGTGACTGAAATACGATTGCCTCCCCCCCCTCCAACCGCACTCCACAGCCGCCAAAGCCGCACTCTAATCCATAAAACCCATGATAGCAGGCATTTGCACGAATCACAGCTTCCTTCGCCCTGCAGCATGACAGAAGTCTGGCAATCAATTAGAAGAGCAAGCAAGAAATTAACGTCCTACAAGTAAGGTTATAGCAAGAGCTTACAGATGCTGGCACGACAATGTTAAACAACCGTTAGAGTACGATCGTTCTCTTATGTCGCAAAAAGCGACAACTTTAGACGTTTTTGCGATGGATGGAAAACAGAGAATAATAAGTGTATAACTATATAGTACTGTATAATTAATACTACTCTGTACCACCTGTCCTACCTTGTACAACTAATCTCAAAAACTGCTCTATTGTACACAAAAGTTAGACAGTTGGACAGTTAGACACTTTACCTTTTTTACCAAGGGAGATAGTAAAATGTGACACTTAAAAATAGGCGTCACGTCGCTACTTGTCATGATAGCATCGTCAAATCCTACCCAAAAAAAAGATATGAGCACACCTTTGCGTTGATAATTTATCAATGATATCAATAGTCATAAATATCCTGACGTTATGTCATTATACGATTTGACGGATCGTCAAGGGCAAATTAAGTAACTTTTTGCTTTTTTT